AAGGCAAGTGGGAAAAAACAGGATTACTTGAAGGAGTAGGTTCTGAAACAACTAAGCATGGTATGGCAGTAATGTTAGAAAACCAAGCTAAGCAATTATTGGACGAGGCAACTCGTACAGGTACATCAGCAGGTTCGGAAGAATGGGCAGGTGTTGCTTTACCTTTGGTAAGACGTATCTTCGGTTCTATCGCAGCAAAAGAATTTGTTTCGGTTCAACCAATGAACTTACCTTCAGGTCTTATTTTCTATATGGACTTCAAATATGGTTCAAACCCAGCAGGTAATCCTGACTTTACAGGTTCTTCATTATTCGGTAATGGTGGAACTTTCGGTAAAGATTCACAATCACCAGGAGGAAACAAATTAGGTTCAACACAAGCTACAACAGGTGGTTTATACGGAGCAGGCCGTTTCGGATACACAATCAACAACGCAACTTCAACTGCAACTGCAACTGTTGCTTCTGCTTCATTAGCTGATATTGATTGGAACTTATCTGATGCAACTGTTTCTGCTTCATACGCAGCAAACACTTTGAAGAAAGTAACTATCGCATTACCAGCAGATGCTGATTTCCAAGGAATTAGAGCATTTGAATTGGCATTATTGTCAGGTTCATCTACTTTCTTCCCTCAATACACTACTAAGAATGGTTCTAACGTAGAATTCGTTGCAACTGTAACTGGTGCTGGTTCAGCAGGTGGTAATGGTTCAAATTTATACTACCATGTTCAACCAACTGACGTATCTCGTGGAGATTTCGAAGATAGAGGAAACGATTTAGCGATTCCAGAAATCGAATTAGAATTGAAATCTGAGCCTATCGTTGCTAAGACTCGTAAGTTGAAAGCAATATGGACACCAGAATTGGCACAAGATTTAAATGCATATCACTCAGTAGATGCAGAAGCTGAATTAACTCAAATGTTATCTGAGTATATCTCATTAGAGATTGACTTAGAAATCTTAGAGATGTTGCAGCAAAACGCATTCTCAACTGAATACTGGTCTGCAAAAGTTGGATACGATTGGAACGGAAACGGATTCTCTATCGATTCTAACGCAGCAGCTGCTTCTGCATACCAAAAGAACACTTGGTTCCAGACTTTGGGAATCAAATTACAAAAAATCTCTAACAAGATTCACCAATTGACTATGAGAGGTGGAGCAAACTTCGTTGTTGTTTCTCCAAACGTAGCTACAATCTTAGAATCAATGAACGGATTCTCTGCAAACCCTGGTAAAGATGCTTTAACTTTTGCAGCAGGTGTAACTAACATCGGACAAATCTCTAACAGATACGATGTTTACAAAAACCCTTACATGACTGAGAACGTTATCTTATTAGGTTTCAAAGGTTCTAACTTCTTCGAAACAGGTGCGGTTTATGCTCCATATGTTCCGTTGATTATGACTCCATTAGTGTACGACCCAACTAACTTTACTCCGCGTAGAGGTGTTATGACTCGTTACGCTAAGAAAATCGTTAGACCAGAATTCTACGGTAAAATCTTAGTTGATGGTTTAGAGACTCTATAATATTTAGAGTTTTTGAATTAAAATTAGAGGGAGCAGTAATGTTCCCTCTTTTTTTTATATTTATATGTGTAATTATTTAATAACCAAAAAACATAAAATAAAATGGCATACCCAGAAAATCAATATTCAATAACAGAAACCGCAAAAGATTTACCAACATATACTGCGGAAAGTACGGACAAAATTTTAGCTAGACAAGCAGATGGTAAATTAGGATATATATTAGTATCTGATTTACAAGTAACATTGGATGGTGATGGTTTGGCAACCGATGCAGCTTTAGCAGCAGTAAGTGCATCAGTAGCAACCGCATTCAATGGTAGTGGTAATGGTATATTTAATACAGTTAGAGCAAGTGTCAATGGAACAGGTACTAACTTTCAAGTTGGTGATGATATATACATTGGTGATATAAATACTGTAAATACAATGCAACTTAGTGGTGTTCAAAATGCGGATAGAGCATATATTCAATTTGGTAGTGGTTCAGCAATGCCAAAAATTGGTACTAGTGGTGTAAATCACTTAAACATTGCAAATATACCAACATACGCTAACAAAGCAGCAGCAGTAAGTGGTGGATTAGTAGCAGGTGATATTTATAGAACTGGCGATAACATTTGTATAGTTTTTTAATAATAGAATAACTAAATTAAGAAAGAGATGATAGAAATGTCATCTCTTTTTTTATTCTTATATTTATAGTAGTAAAACTATAAATTTTCATTATGTCTCAAAACATTTATTGGTCGGGTTCGGCATCTGGCTCATTTATATCGGGTTCTTCTACTCCTTTTGGAATTTACGATTCGGATACTGAGTTTAGAATCGATGCACCCAAAACTGCAACATGGGTAGCAAAACGATTGGGATACCCAATTGTTAATATTGAATTGGATAATGAGCAAATATTTACTTGCTTTGAAGAATCAACTTCAGAATATTCAGCACAAGTAAATCAATTCAATCTTCGTAATAACCTTGATATTTTAAGAGGACAACCAAAGGGTAAAGTTGCAAATTATTCACAAACACTCGTAGATGGTTCATTTTTACCAACTACTATTCGTATGTCCCAACAATACGGAACACAAGCGGGTGTAGGGGGTTCAACTGCAATTAAAAAAGCATATATTAATTTAATTCCAGGACAACAGATATATAATATAATGAGTGCATCTGTTGATGCCGAAACATCTTCATCGTTTACAACATTATTTACAAGTGGTTCTACGGTAGATGTAACTAGAGTGTTTCACGAAGCTACTCCGGCAATTGCAAGATTCTTTGACCCATATTCAGTTGGAGCACAAGGTACACTAAACTTAATGAGTGAGTTAGGATTTGGAAACTTTTCACCTGCTGCACAATTCTTAATGATGCCTCTTTACGAAGATGTATTAAGAATGCAACAAATTGAATTTAATGACCATATTCGTAAATCACATCATACATTTAATATAGTAGATAATAAATTAGAAATATTCCCTATACCAACTACCGGAACTGTTAGTAGAGTGTATTTTGAATATATGAGTAGAGATGAGTTTGAACATGATTCACAAACTATTCAAGCAGATTCACTTTCTGATTATTCCGATATTCCATACAACTTTATTCAGTATTCAGATATAAATGATGTAGGTAAGCAATGGATTCGTAAGTACACTTTGGCTCTTTCTAAAGAGTTACTAGGGGCAATAAGAGAGAAGTATAGCTCAATACCTATACCCGATGCAGAAGTATCCTTAGATGGGGCAGCATTGAGGGCAGAAGCACAGGTAGAAAAGGATTATTTAGTTCAACAATTAAGAGAGAACTTGGAAGAGATGAGTAGAAAGAATGTGATGGAAAATAAAGCACATGAAGCAGACCATCAACAACAGATGTTACAAAAAGTTCCGTTAAAAATATATGTAGGATAATATGCCAAAGTTTTTAGTAGGTAGAGATATTGATTTATTCAAAAGTATCGCCAGAGAATTAGTTGATGATGTAATTCAAAATACAATTGTATTGTTTAAGATAAACTTATCCGATACAAAAGTAAATATCTATGGGGAATCGTTGAATAAAACTTGGCATACGGGTGTATCTATGTATGCTTTAATAAATAAAGACCCATCTACAATTAACTACGAAGGTTTTGGTGCTGATACAGGACAAACAATTGAATTTAGATTAGATAGATGGGCTTGTGAAGAAAAGAATGCTTATCCTGAAACGGGTGATGTAATTTATTTTGATGAATCCTATTATCAAATAGATAATACATCTGAAACACAATTTGTAGGTGGACAAACTGAAAACAATTTTAGTATAGTTTGCTCTACATTTATGGTAAGAAAATCAGACTTGAATATAGAAGAAAGAATAAACTAATATGTCTACAAACCCACAACGACCAGACTTAAACAGAGCAAATCAAATTAAATCTGAAAAAGGAGACTTAAAACAAAGTGTTTCTCTTTTTGATATTGATTATGCTATGATGTCTTATTTAGAAGATACCGTTTTACCAACTTTGGATAACAACGGAACTGCATTGAAAATACCTGTAATCTATGGTAATTCCGAAAGATGGAACGGTGCAAGAAGACAAGGTGTATTTAGAGATAATAAAGGACAAATACAACTTCCACTTTTAATGATACGAAGAACTTCTATTGCAAAGGATGAAACAATGCCGATGATTAGAAGAGAAGTTTCATATTCAGGTGTTACAAAATATTCAAAAGATAATAGATACGATAGATTTACTTTATTAGGTAAAAACACACAACCTAAATACGAAATTTATAATATAAAAATGCCTGAATATGTTGAATTAAATTATGACTGTATGTGTTGGACTTCATATACAGAACATTTAAATTCTGTTGTAGAACAATTAAATTTTACAGGTCAATATTGGGGAAACAAAGATACTTTTAAATTTAGAACAGAGGTTGGTGAATACAATATAGTAAATGAGGTAGGTGAAGGAACTGAAAGAATAAACAGAGTTGAATTTTCACTAAATGTAAAAGCATATTTATTGCCAGAAACATTTGATGGAGAATCTACAATTAAAAAATCAATGTCTATAAAAAAAGTAGTTGTATCAACTGAAACAGATGTAACTGCGAATGGTAGATTAGAAGGTTTACTTACAACACCATCACCATATTACGATAATAAAGATTTAATTGATTTTCTTTCAATAAATAATAGTAAAGTAGGCAACCCTACTGCAAATAATACTATAACATTTACAGGTATCAAACTAATAAAAGCACCTGCCCAATTACAATCGGTAATATCAGCAGGATTATTGGTAAATAGCACAACATACGATGCTAAAGTTTATATAAATGGTGTTAGATATTATCAAACTACACATTTTGCATGCACAGGTACTTCTAATACTTTAACAATTAATTTTATTTCTGCTAATTTAGGATTCAATGTAACTCCTACTGATGAAATTATTATAACTGGTAAATTTTTAGATGTATAATGAAAAGAAGTTTAGCAGATATTACACAAAAATTATTTAGAAAACCTGTAATGGCAGTTTTAATTCCAAAAGATTTAAATCATTCTGATTATTGGATTTATGAAGCAACTGGTTATAGATTGGTAAGTATATTAAGAGAAATCGAATTAAGGGAATCGCAAGATAGAATATTGGTAATGATAAATACTCAAGGAATATCTCCTAGAGATTATATTATTGAGGAAGGTGGAAATGGATTATTGATTAAATTTAAAAAATCAAATTTTGAATTTGAATTAGATGATGATGATTATATTGAAATTCACGGAGATATAGAAAAATATGCTTAAACAATTTAACTCAAATAGTAGAAAACTTAATAGGATTATACCAAAAATAAATCCTAATAATTTAGTGTCTACTGATTTGACGGGGAGTTTATTAAATATTGAAATTCCAACTAATACTAAATTTGAATCTAAAATTCGTTCAAATCCAAACCCTATAAAACTTATAAATAATAAATCTAATATTAATAATTTTTATTCAGATATATTAGATTATAGTGCTAGAAAAAACGCAAGATATGTGGATGGGTTTGATAATGTAGCAAATACATTAACTATTAATAATGTAGTATTGGATTACGGAACGGAAGGAGCATCTCCTAATAATTTTGAAATATTGGTATTTGGTTTACATATTCCGGGAAACTTTTCAATTAAAGAAGTTGGAAATAATGTAGTAATAACTTTAAATGATAGATACATAGATTTTGATAATGTAACTATTAATGATATTTATGTAATAGGAAAATTTAAATAAAAAGAAATATAAATAAAATGGGAATATATTTTTCAAATGGATTTAGTATAACACCAAATAATACTAACAACAATAACACTCCAACACAATTATTAACCAATTCTGACTTTAGTTCCGGAACAACGGGATGGACAGCAAGTGGTGGATTTGGAACATGGTCTTTCACTTCATCGAATCAAGCTGCAGTTTTAAATGGAGTATTGTACTTCACATATGTAAGTAGAACAGTTAGTCAATCTGTAAATGTTAGTAGTTATGTTTCTACTGCAAATTCTTTTACTGGAATTGTTAATATTAAACGTGAGAACAACGGCCCAAATAATAATGATACTTATAATTTTACATTATTATTTAAAAACTCCGGTGGAACAACCATTGTAACAAAAACAACAGGTTCAAGTATTGCTCCTTTGAACTATACCGATGTAACATTGACTTTAAATAGAAGTGAAATCCCTGCAACATTTGATACAATAACATCCGTAGAAGTTCAAATAACAGGACAAGATGCAGGAAACTGGAATGGTAATCACGGCCCGTGGGTTGATTATGTACAACTAAATGTATCTTAATTTAAAATACGGATTATAATAATAAAGGATATTTATAGGATATGGCAAACTTTATACGATTAAAACAAATAGAAAGTGGTTCGGCACTACAAACTTCTGCTGATATTGGTACAAATATTACCAATTCTGTAAATAATATAGTATCCCAATCATTGGAAACAACATTTTCTGCTTCAATTGTTAATATTATAACAAACAATGTTGCAGCAGTTTTACCAGATGGAATTGTATCGGGTTCATCTCAAATATACATTAGTGGAACAATTGGATATAGTGATATAGCAACGGATATAGAAGTAGCAGTAATAAGTTCTTCTTTATCAGCATCACAAGTTTTAATATCTTCTTCAATAAGTTCGTCAATTGCCGCAACATTAAGTGGAAGTTCATTATCTGTTACTGCATTAAGTCAATCAGTAAGTGCGAGTTTAAGAGCCATAACTACATCTTATACAACGACTTCATCTTTCCATTCATATACTGCATCTTTAGGAGATACATTTGCAACCGATATAGAAGTTTATCTTACTGCTTCGAACATTATAGACCAAGGGGAGTTTTAATTAAAAAGTTATACTTATAGATAATAAAGTAAATTAAGAATAATATAGATGGCTCAGTTAATACAACATAAAAGAGGTAGATTAGAAAGATTATCAGCAATTACAGGTTCTTTACAAAAAGGAGAAATCTTAATTGTAACTGGTTCATCTAATATTACATCATCAAATGGTTCATCTATTATATTTGCAGCAACTGAAAGTGGTTCAGTTCAAGCTACCAATAGATTTATAATAGGTAGTTCAGCACCAAATATATTTTCGGCATCTGTTTATGGTGGTTTAGTAAACGGCGTTCCTTATTACGATAGTGGTAGTGGAACTTTATATTTGTTAGGAAATGATGGTAATACTCCAATCAACTTAACAGGTAACATTAGTGCATTTAGTGCATCAGTAGCAACTTCATTTTCGGCAAGTAATGCAAGTATAGCAAGTGTAACTGGTGATTTTAGTTCTTCAGTAGCTCAAACATTCGCAACACAGAGTTTAAACTTATCAAATTTAAGTTCATCCGCAGCAACTTCATTTAGTGCAAGTTTAGCATCACAAACCACATTAAGTTCTTCGGTAGCAACATCGTTTAGTGCAAGTAATGCAAGTTTAAATACTTTAAGTTCTTCTATTTCTCAATCTATTATTGATATTGTAAGTGCATCATTGAGTAGTTCATTATCAGTTATAGCAACCGATATAGAAGTAGCAATTGTTGGTGCATCAGTATCATCATCGCAAGCTTTAATATCATCTTCTATAAGTTCTTCAATCGCAGAAACTTTAAGTGGAAGTGCGGCATCGATTACAAGTTTAAGTTCATCGGTATCTGCATCATTAGCAACTTTGAGTGCAAGTAGTGGTTTCATTAGTTATGTAACCAATAGTGTTCAAAGTTTAACAGGAATTGAAGTTGCAGATTATAGTGCAGATGTTGCAGTTACATTTGTAAATGGAACATTGAAATTTATTTTTGGAACACCATTAGCACCAACATCGGTAGCAGCATCTTCAACAGGATTTGCAACTGACAGATTTAATAATGTAACAGATGCATATTCGGTTAATGGTAGTTGGAATAATCAAGGATATACATTAGTAAGTGCATCTTTATATGAAGGAGCAACCCTATTAACGCAAGTTGGTAGTGGAGCATCATTAACATATAGCACAACAACATCTGGTTCTCACACATATAGATTGGAATATACCGCAAGTTCTCCATTAGATAATAGTTTATATAAAACATCAACTACAACAACGGGAACAGTATCCAAATCAAATCCCGCAGCACCTACATTATCACCAACAACAACGGTTCAATTAGGTTCTACATCAAATCAAATAGAACAAGGAGCAACAGGTAGTATTTCATTTACATCATCATCTGCAAATCCTTCTAATAGTTGGAATTTGACAAGTGTAACAACAAATGTGGCATCACCATATTCAATAACAGGTTCTGCAACCGGTTCTACTTCAATTAGTATAACTGCAACTGCAAACTACGCATCTCCGTCAGGTGATAATATTCCAGATTTAACAACAACATCAACGGCAACTACTACATATACAAAGATTAGAAGTTTAAGATATGGTGCAAGTGCAGCAACTGCATTTACGGCAGGAGAATTGGAAAATATCGGTGCATGGGATACTACATTGGGTGGAACAATAGGAACAATTGCAAAAGGAACAACAACTGCAAGTGGACAAAGTGTAACAATAACTTGGACTGGAGACAAATATCATTACATAGTATTCAATAGTTCTTTATCAAACTTAACAAATATCACAACGGGAGGATTTGGTGTATTTAGTTCGTTTGCAGTAACAACAGTTGGACAATATAAAGTTTATAAAACAACTCTTTTGCAAGCAGGTGCAGCAGGAACTAGTATAACATATGTATTAACATAAAATAGAAAGATAAGAAATGGCAATTATATTACCTAGTGGTTTTAACATAACGAATAGCGAACCAGTTGATGCTAGATTTAGTTTAGCAAATCAGTCAGCTCGTTATGCTTTATCAGCTGCTAATATTTATAAGGGATTAGTTGTATTTCAACAAGATGATTCTACATTATATGTATTAACTGATACTACAAATGTAGGAAATTCGGCAGGTTGGACACAAATACAAATCGGTGCAGTTACATCAAACTTACCATCAGGTGTAATATCATCTTCACAACAAGTCATTGATATATTTAATGCAAACTTTACCGCAGGTTCTACAATGGCAACCACAGTAGATACAACATTTGCAACCGATGCGGAGTTATTTGTTACATCTTCTAACTTAGATGCGGGAGAATTTTAATAGAATAAAATAATATATTTAATTATTATTATAATTTACTTATCGGTTAAATAAAAAAAAAGATATTTATACATTGAATAACATATAATAAAGAATAGAATAACCAATCCCAAAATATGGCACAAATCATTAGACACAGACGTGGTAGTTTAGAATCCCTTTCAGCAGCAACGGCATCGTTCCAAAAAGGCGAATTAATAATCGTATCAGGCTCTTCAAATCTTACTACAACAAATGGTAGTAGTATGCTATTCGCAGCTACCGCAAGTGGTTCGGTTCAAGCAGTAAATAGATTTTTAATTGGAAACAACGCACCAAACGTATTTAGTTCATCTACTTACAATGGTTTAGTTAAAGGTGTTCCTTACTATGCAAGTGGTAGTTCAACTTTATACTTACTTGGTTCTGACAAAAATGATATTCCAGATTTAACGGGTAACATTAGTAACTTTAGTTCATCTGTTGTAACTTCATTCTCAGCAAGTAATGCAAGTATTACTTCATTATCTGCAAGTGTAGCAAATGTAACTGGTAATTTTAGTTCTTCGGTTGCACAAACATTTACAACTCAAAGTGCTAGAATTACTTCATTAGAATCATTTAGTGGTTCACAATTAACTCAAAATAGTGCATTAGCAACTATTACGGGTTCTTTGATTGAATCTGCATCTACTGCAAAATCAACAAATGATACACAAGGTGGTAGATTAACAAATTTAGAAGCTAAATCGGCAAGTGTTGATACATCAATTGCTGCTTTAAATACATCATCGGCATCACAACAAACAAGTATAGATGCATTAAATAGTTATACTTCTTCAAATACATCAACAACTGCTTTAAACTCATTCACTGCATCGGCAGCAGAAAGATTTACTGAAATTGGAGTTGTTAGTGGTAGTTTAATTGCTTCAGCATCAACTGCTAAGACAACAAATGACTCACAAGGAGTTTCAATAACAAACTTAAACTCATTCAGTTCATCTGTATTAACTCAATTAACTGAAATTGGAGTTGTTAGTGGTTCATTGATTGCTTCAGCATCGACTGCAAAAACAACAAATGACTCACAAGGTGTTTCAATAACGAACTTAAATTCATTTAGTGCAAGTACAATCACTTCACTTTCAGAATTAAACTCATATTCATCTTCATTAAAACAAGCATTTACTGCAAGTGGTGCTAATGTAACATTTAGCGGTGATGTAACTATTCCTGGTAATTTTACAGTTAGAGGTACTCAAACTATTGTAGATTCTACAACTGTTCAATTGGGTGATAATATTATTGAATTAAACGGAAGTGCAGCTGCAAATGGTGGATTATATGTAAAAGATGTAACCAATCCAAACACTGCAACAGGTTCAATAATTTGGGATTCTACAAATGACTACTGGAAAGCAGGAGCTAAAGATTCTGAATCAAAAGTATTATTAGCAGGTGGAGATAGTGTAGTAAGTGGTTCATCTCAAATTACTATTTCTAATACAACTGGATATGGTGATTTTAGTGGTTCTATTTCATCTTCAATTGCAGCTTTAAGTGCATCGGTAGGAAGTGGAGCTGGAATTTCAATAACAAACTTAAACTCATTTAGTTCTTCTACATTAGGTAGATTAACAAATATAGAATCATTCAGTTCTTCAGTATTAACTCAATTAACTGAAATTGGAGTTGTAAGTGGTTCATTAATCGCTTCGGCATCAACTGCTAAAACAACAAATGATTCACAAGGACTTAGATTAACAAGTTTAGAATCAACTTCTGCAAGTGTAAATACTTCAGTAGCAGCATTAAATACATCATCTGCTTCTCAACAAGTATCATTAGATAACTTAAACTCTAAGAGTGGTTCATATGCAACTACTGGTTCAAACGTATTCGTTGGAACTCAAACTATAAGTGCTTCATTTAATGTTAGTGGTTCATCTAACTTTAACGGAGCAGTAGCAGTTGATAACTCAAATGTTAATTTGGGCAATAGTTCATCATTAAACTTAACATCTGGTTCTTCAATCTTTGTTAATGCTAGTGGTGTAATTAGTGGTTCTATTGTAGGTATTGGTAATGTAACTGCATTCTCAACTTCGGTAGATAGTAGATTATCAAATTTACAATCTACATCTGCGAGTGTAAATACATCGGTAGCAGCATTAAATACTTCATCGGCATCTCAACAAATTAGTATTGATGCTTTAAATTCATTTACATCATCTAATACATCAACTACTGCTTTAAATGCATTCACAGGTTCTGCGAATGAAAGATTCACAGAGATTGGTGTAGTAAGTGGAAGTTTAATAGCATCAGCATCAGCAGCTAAAACTACAAACGACTCACAAGGAGTTTCGATTACAAATATAAATTTATTTAGTTCTTCAGTATTAACTCAATTAACTGAAATTGGTGTAGTTAGTGGAAGTTTGATTGCATCCGCATCGGCAGCTAAAACTACAAATGACTCACAAGGAGTTTCTATTACAAACTTAAACTCATTTAGTTCATCTGCAAACGAAAGATTTACTGAAATTGGTGTAGTTAGTGGGAGTTTAATCCTTTCTGCATCAGCAGCTAAGACAACAAATGATTCACAAGGAGTTTCAATAACAAACTTAAATTCATTTAGTGCAAGTGTAAATACTTCAGTAACGGCATTAAATAGTTCAACTGCATCACAACAAATTAGTATAGATGCATTGAATGTTTCATCCGCATCTTTAAATACATTTAGTAGTTCTACTTTAGGTAGATTAACAAACTTAGAATCAACTTCTGCAAGTGTTAATACTTCAATAACTAATTTAAACTCAACTACTGCAAGTTTAAACACTTCAGTAACTAATATTAATAGTACAACTGGAAGTTTAAACACTTCGGTAGCAGCATTAAATACTTCATCTGCATCTCAACAAACGAGTATAGATGCATTGAACGCATACACTTCTTCTAACACATCTACAACCGCATTAAATGCACATACTGCATCTGCGAATGAAAGATTTACTGAAATTGGAGTTGTAAGTGGTTCATTGATTAGTTCAGCATCAGCAGCGGCAGTTGCAAATGCAAATCAAAATTTATTTACACAATCGGCAGAAACTAGATTTACTGAAATTGGTGTAGTTAGTGGAAGTTTAATTAGTTCAGCATCGGCAGCAGCAGTTGCAAATGCAAATCAAAACTCATTCACACAATCAGCAGAAACTAGATTTACTGAAATTGGTGTTGTTAGTGGAAGTTTAATAGCATCAGCTTCGGCAGCTAAAACAACTAATGATTCACAGGGACTTAGATTGACAAGTTTAGAATCTAAATCTGCGA